ACTACTATAAGTGTAGGAGATGTTATTACCCCAGCTACATATACAAACGGAGGAAGTCCTGCTTTGCATTTGGCTATTGATCCTGGAGCGTTAAAGAACTCAGGATTTACCAGCTCAACAAGCCATAACATAGGAGGAAAAACTAGAACTACTGTATCTGGAACGTGGAGAGTTCTTACTATTGGTGAGTATCAAATAGCTACAGTTACTTCTGGTCCAAATGCAGGTCAACAAAGTGCTGCTAGTAATGGTTTCTTAGCTCAAAGGATTACATAATGGCCTTAATCAAAGCACAGTTCAAACCTGGTATTGATAAACAAACAACCACTTACGGAGCGGAAGGTCGCTGGGTTGATGCTAAAAATGTTCGTTTTAGATCAGGCTTGCCAGAAAAAATAGGAGGCTGGAATAAAGTTGTTACACCGGTAACAAAGATAGCAGGTGTTGTTAGAGCAAGCACTGCTTGGTATTCATTGACTGGAGTTAGACATTTAGCTTTAGGAACAGATAGAAAATTATATATTTATGTAGAGGGTCGTTTTTACGACATCACACCAATTAGAAAAACAACTAGCTCTCTTGCAAATCCTTTTACAACAAACGGAACTACAACAGTTAGCGTTGCAGATGCAAATCACGGCGCCGCGGTCGGTGATTTTGTAACCTTTGATAGTTACTCAGCTATTGATGGTTTGGACATGAACAATGAATTTGAAGTAACCTCCGTTACTAGTTCTAGTGTATATACAGTTACACACACAAGCACGGCTAGCGGTTCAACATCAGGTGGTGGTGGAACGGGGAACGCGAAGTATCAAATTACTTCAGGTACAAACAAAGCAGCTTTTGGTTTTGGATGGGGTACTGGAGCGTGGAACGTGGGAACTTGGAATACACCAAGATCTACAAGTAGTATTCAACTGGATGCAACGTATTGGTCACTAGATACTTTTGGTGAGGATTTGCTTGCTATTAGAAACGACGACGCTTTATATCGTTGGGATTTATCTGCTGGGACAAGCACGAGAGCTGCTAAGATTGCTGCTGCGCCTGGGACAAACAGAGTTTTACTGGTGTCTTCTCCAGACAGACACATATTTTTATTTGGCACAGAAACAACCATAGGAACAACAAGCACACAAGATGATTTATTTTTAAGATTTTCATCTCAAGAAGATTTTAACACGTGGGCACCTACTGCAGAAAACACAGCAGGTTCTTTTAGGATACAAGATGGTTCTAAAATTGTTGCAGCAGGAAGATCTAGGGGCTCTATTCTGGTGTGGACAGATACAGCACTACACTCTTTAAATAACATTGGTCCACCTTTTATTTTTGGTCTTAACCAGGTTGGTGCAAACTGTGGAGCTATTTCACCTAACTGCACTGTAGATGTTAATGGTGTTACCTTTTGGATGAGTCAAACAGCTTTCTATGTGTTTGATGGTGCAATTAATAAACTGCCTTGTACTGTACAGGATTTTGTATTTGATGATATCAATACAACAGGTCAAGAACAAATTTTCTGCGGTGTCAATACAGACTTTAATGAAGTCACTTGGTTTTATCCTAGTGAAAGTTCTGACTTTATAGACAGAAGTGTTACATACAATTATCTAGAAAAAATTTGGTATACAAACGATGGCTTTGCTAGAACATCATGGGTTGACAGAGGAGTATATCCAAATCCATACGCAACAGAATACAGCAGCACTGATCTACCTACTAATGAAACTATTTTAGGTGTGACAGGTGGAGCAAGTATATTGTATGCTCATGAAGATGGTGTTAATGATGATGGAGCTAAAATGGATTGTCAGATAACAAGTGGTGACTTTGATATAGAAGAAGGAGATCAAGTGTTTTTATGTTCTCGTGTTATACCTGACTTCAAAGATCAAGTTGGTAATGCTGATATAACGATAGAGTTTGCAAATTATCCAGTCAGTACAAACACAAGATCTTTTACAGGTACAATAACACCGACTACTAAATTCTTTTCAGTTAGAGGTAGAGGCAGACAAGCTAATGTAAAAGTAGCAAACAATATACTAGATTCAAACTGGAGATTTGGCACTGTAAGGATGGATCTTAAACCGGACGGTTCTAGATAATGGCTAAAATTAATATTACAAGATTACCCTTACCGTCTGATACTTTTGATAGACAACAACAAGATATTTTAATTCGTGAATTAGAAAACATTATTAATCAACTTAACTTTACGTTTCAACAAGACTTACGTGAAGAACTAACAGCAAGGACTTGGTTTCTGTAATGAGTGACATTTATAAAAATAGAAGTGTAGACCTGACAACAACGGATGTGACTACAGTATACACCGTGCCTACAGCAAATACATCAACTGTGCCACCACAGAAACCGGTGCAAGGAATTATAAAATCTATTCGTGTGTGTAACGACTCAGGAGGAGCTGTTACAATAACATTGGTAAATACAGATTCTAGTGTGGGTGGAGATATTAAAATAGTTAACGCTTTGTCGGTAGCTTCAAACTCTGCAGTAGAAATACTAGATCAACCAATGGTTGTTGAAGATAGCGATATCATAAAAGCAACAGCTAGCGGAGCTAACGCACTACATGTAATATTATCAGTATTGGAGATATCATGAAAAAAATACAAGAATCTAAGGTTATTGGGACTGAAATGGTTGAAGGAAAAGAAGTTCCTGTTCTGCAACCAGAAGTTTACCACAGAATTTATTGTAAAAACTGCAACAATGAGGTAGATTCACATGAAGAGGCAACTGGAGTATGCAGCGATTGTGGAGAATCTTGGGAAGTACACAAAGCAACAGATATACATATAAAAGTAATTCAAATACCCTTAGGATCGGGGACCGGAGAATAAATGGGAATAAGTAGTTTTTTAGATAAAATAGGTGACGCGTTAGTACCAAAGGAAATTGCTCCTTTCTTAGGACCAGCGGCCATGGCTTTTGCAGGACCGTTAGGAATACCTGCAGCACTAGCTTTAGGACAGCTTGGTTCGGTAAAGATGCATTCTGGTAAATTAGATCCAATAACTGCTCTCGGTACACTTATGGCTGCTCGAGCTGCTGGACCTCAAGATGGACCAACGGTTTCAGATAGACTTGGAAAAGGTATTGGAACTTTGTTTGATGACACAAAAGGTAATGCAGATTTATTCGCTGGATTTAGAAAAGGTGCTTTTTCTCAACCTGTAAGCACTCAGCCAAAATTCTTAAGAAACAAACCTCGAACATCAACAAAAAATCCGTTGGCTACTTCATCAGAAATGCCATCAGAGTTTAGTCAAAAACGTTTTCTTGGAGGAAAAGAAAACCCATTGTTTCAGAAAACTCCTGTAACACTTGCTACAGAGCCTCCAATGTTAAAAAATATGCCAAAGATGAGACCCGAAGATCCTAGCTTTTTACGTAGAGCAACAGGCAAAGGTATGGAAGTATTTGATTCTGTTAGTAAGTCAGTATTTCCTGGTTTTAGCAAAGATGGAGAATTTGATTTGGGTAACTCACTTAGAACAATAGGTGCCATAACTACGATATCTCAAATGAAACCAGCCGCAGAAGCTTTGAAACAACAAAAGATGAAAAGCAAACGAGAAGAGGGCAGGGTTTGGAGAGAATGGTTTAAAGGATATGAAAATTTATCAGGTGGAGTGCCTTACCCTAAAGATAATCCAACTATGGCTGATCCTTATATTATAGATAAATACAATGAGTTTATGTTGGCAAATGGCGGAAGAGTAGGCTATAATGAAGGTGGCGGCATCATGGACGTCGCTCCAGGTATACCTAAAGGAATGGAACTAGATTATAGGGACACAGGTGGGTTTATACCAATGGGTACAAAAGAGAAAAAAGATGATGTGCCTGCAGTCCTTGCTAAAAATGAATTTGTACTAACATCGGATGCGATGAAAGGTTTAGATAGAATGATGGGTGGCTCTGGAGATCCCAGGTCTGCTGCTAAATACATGTATAATATGATGGATCAATTAGAGGCAATGGCATAATGGCTACACAAACTACAAGAACATTAGGACCTTTCTTTTTAGAAAAAATGGGAACCGACTTTGGTTCTTATTTTACAGGTGCCAAAGATATTTCAGATACAACAGAAAATCCATATTACGTTGATCCTTCTAGTTTTACAGGTAAAGATTTTGTAGCAGAGCAAGATCAAATGACTAAAGATGCTCAAGAACTTGCTAAAAAAGGTTTGGGTGGTTACGAAGATTATTTAAAAAAAGCTGATCAATTTGCTGGACTGGCAGAAGATATGGTTGTTGATCCAGTCACAGGTATGGTTAGACCAGCAGCGGGAGCCGATGCTCTTGGTAAAGCAGGTACAGCTTTTGATGACATGCAAGCTGCAGCTAAAGCAGGACAAGGGGCAAGTGATCAATTCAGAAAAGCTGCTGCTGGATTTAGTGGAGCAGGAGCATACAAACAATTTATGTCGCCATATCAACAAGAAGTTCTTGATGCGACAATGGCTGAGATGCAAAGCAAAGCTGCAAAACAAATGTCTGCTCTTGGAGCAAGTGCAGGGAATGCTTTCGGTGGTGGCAGGTTCGGTGTTGCGCAGGGTAACCTGATGGCAAAAAATATTATGGATCAAGCTATGACCTCTGCCGACATAAGGCAAAAAGGTTTTGCACAAGCAAACCAATTAGCTAACCAAGCGTTTCAACAACAAATGGGCATGGGTTCTCAAGCTATGCAACAAGCAGGACAAAATGTTGGAATGTTTGGACAAGCAGGACAAGCTCAAGCAGGATTAGCCAATCAACAAAATCAACAATTCGCAAATCAACTATCTCAGTTAGGTGGACTAGCTGCTCAACAACAAGGTTTGGGT